AATATTCTCATAAGTAATATCATTAGCAAGGTCATAAGAGTCTATTGTAAAGAAGTCACCTGCAGTATGAGTGAAATGTGTATAGTATACTGTGATGTTAGCAGAAAGTACATAGTTAGAAGTAGATTTAACTCTCCATTTACCATGTCCATAATAGCTTCCCGTCTGACCAGTATCAAATTCAATGTTATCTTTAATTTCATTACCATTCACATCAAGTACTGATGTTATTTCTATACAATCACAATGATTTAATCTTTGCCATTGTTTATAATCTGTTGGACCATTAAATGTTACTAGTGTATTGCCAGTAGTTTTATTTTTTGATTTATGGTCTAGTGTTCTTGTTGTAGGTGCAAATAAAGTTAATGAAGTTGCATTTGCTATTGCTCCTAAACCAGTAATAACAATTGTAGATGCGCCTGAACCTGGATTGGTTACAGCTATATCACCTACAGCTATTGTTACTCTAGCGTTAGTAGCATTATTAATTAAAATCCATTGTTGTAAATTGGCTGTACTTGCCGAAACAATTGTTTCATTTGAAGTATCACCAGAAAATGTAACCGAACCGCTTGACAATGATGAAGAAGGAGTACCCATATTTCTATTACTAGAAAATTGATAATTAAAATCAGTTGAGCCATCAGTTTGTGAGTTACATGTTTTAACTCTTGATTGAGGGAGTGCAAATATTGCAGTATCATCTCCTAAGTTTGCATCAATAATGGTTGCAGTAAAAGAATTAGTAGTACCTGCTAAAGTATAATCATCATTAGTAGTGTCTATTGTGTGTGCAGTAGTTGTCACATAATCAAATACATGTAATCTTTGTGTGGTTGCAGTTAAACCTTCAACTGCTCTAACACGTAATGTACCAACAACCGCGGCACTCTCATTTTTAATATTAATCTTTTCAAGTGTTAATGTGTCTGGGTAGGATACCATAGTTGAAACATCAATATAATTATTTGATTCCACTTGAACAACTCGGTTTGTCACTAGCTCAGAACTTCTTGCTTTATTAACAGTTACAGCTGTTGCTGAAACCTTTTCTATTTCATAACCATGAACATATGCTTTTGCAGGTTCAACGACTGTAACAAATTTAGTAGCGTCAGAACTATGTGCTTCAAAGGAGGCTAAGAATGGTCTTACTGTATAGTTACCAGATTCGTCAAATGTTCTACGGGCAAGTGTATCACCTATTTTAGAATATTCGGTTGGTCTATTATCTTCTACAATTCTACCATCATTTAATCTAACCAATAAAACAAAATCACTTGCGGTAGATGTAGAAGCACGAGTAGAAAATACAGCGCTTATTTTATATCGGTGAGCACCTGGAGCTGACTCATTAGGAGTACCTGTAGCATTATCATTTAATGTTGTATCAGAACCTGAACTGACAAGGGATTCAGTTATGAGTAAACCAAGGTCAATAGTTGAGTTTGTAGTATATTTTGAAACAATAATTGTTTTGGATTTTACTGATACAAAGTTTTTCCTTAAATAATAAACACCATTAGCAATAGTTGCAATACAACCAAAGCCAACTTCTGTAATATCACTAACAACAATTCCAGTACCAGTAACGGTTGAAGCTGCTGTGTATTTTGCACCACTTAAATATTTAATATATAAAGTAACTGGGTCTGAACCATCAATGGCCACCGCATGGAGAACCTTAGCTGTGTTAGTACCATCAGTAAGTGTTACACCAATAAAGTCTGTAACGTCTGTGGTTGTTGTAGTAATTTTTAAATAGTCACATTCATTATGAACATGAAGTTCACCCGCAACACTAGAACCTTCCTTAAATAAGTGGTCACCTGTAGATGATATTTGATTTTGTAATGATGATTGAAGCTGAGTTAATTCTCGTGCTTGTACAGCCTTACCAGGTCTAAATAATACTTTATTATATTTTTCCTTAGGACTTAATCCATCCGCACCTGCGGTTTCAAAGTCGTCCCAGTATGGTTCTACGTTAAATGCTATTGCCATGTTTCTTTCCTATTTAAAATGCTATTACTAATCTTACTGTCTCTACCTGTCCATCGGCCCTCGTAGTTGCTGTCCTATTCTCCACAAACATTACCTCACCTGAATGATGATTAATTAAAGTATCTGTTACTGCTGTGATATCATCACCTGCACTTGTCGCACCTACTGCGCGAGTAAAGTGAGTCGCAAGGAATGTACCAAAACCTGTAGATTCATTTTGAGCATAATGTAATACACCACTAGTATTATTATATTCTATCACTTGACCTTTAGCACCAACTGTGTTTGTTGTATGACCTTCAAATAGATAGTCAGCTACGTATGTGCTAGCTAATCCAGCAGGAATTGTTAAACTCTTGCATGTATTATATGCATTAGCTTCTGCAACTCCAGCAATAGTACCTGTACCAGTACTTGTCACAGCTATTGCTTTAAAAATCGTTCCAACAATATAATCGGTTGGAGCTCCGGCTGTTGCCCAGTTTGCTGCTGAACTATTACCTAATGTTAATATCTCATAAAATTGACCAATGACCATTGACGCTGCACCCGAGATAGCTACACTTGCAGTAGCACCAGTTTTAAGTGGGTTCTTAATAAGAGCCAATTGTCTAAAGTCATTTGCATCTGGAATACTACCAGACTCATCACCTGTAAATGTAGTATTAATTGTTACATAATGTGAACGTAAATCATTGTTTGGATTTTTACCAAATCCACCTGGAGGACCAATCACTGGTCTTAATGCACCACTTGTACCTGTGCCTGCTACTGTAATCGTAGCGTGAGTATACCCTGAACCAGGAGCTGTTATTGTAGTACCTGTAATAATTCCACCTACTACTATAGCCGTAGCTGTAGCACCTGTGCCATCACCTGCGATTGTAAGGATAGCTTCGGTAGTACCATTAGCATATCCTGTACCACCAACTGTAACTTTCAAATTATATATTGCACCATTAACTGCATTGTCTTGTACACTCCATTGATTAATCAATGCTGTGTCAGAGCCTCCAGCTGGTTCAGAACCTATAACCCTTGTTGGTACAAAGGATGCTGTTAAAAACTTTGTAACATCAGATGTCGGGACTGTAAACATATATTTCCATATATAGCCATCTGTTGCTGAGAAGTTAATAACTCCTGTTGTTACTACGCCACCCGGTGAAACGTCTGGGTTGGTTGTACTTGTTCCGCTTCCTGCTTTTAAGCACATATACACATTGTTATTATCTGAAATAACGTGATATACTTTGCTTTCTATGTTAGTGTCTTGGTCATCATATTCTACATAGGTTGTACCAGAAACCCATAGGTTTCTTGTTGTACAATGAATAATATCAGCACTTGCAATTTTCTTCATGGCAAACATATTTTCCCATAGAGTATTACTTGTGTAATCGTTTTCATACGGGGTTGTTGGTACTGTGTCATCAGTCCATGCATTAGCCCGTCCCAAAGCCATATAGAATTGATTGTTTGCAAGACTAGTCAGGAATTTATCTGTTGTATCTAATCTAAATCTGCTAGTTATTATTGCTGCCATTGTCTTTTCCTATTTTATATTATGGAGTATGTACATAAAGTGAACTCCTATTGTCAGATGGAGTAGTTTCACCACCACCCACTCCGAATTGTAAACCTATATTGTTATTTATACTATCTTGAAACGTATATTGAGCCAAATCTGAATTTGGTCCCAAATATCTGAATTTCATGTTCTCCCAATGGTTCCACATACCTATTCTACCACCACCTGAACCAATATTATAAGTTCCAGTTGTAGTATATGGAATATGTGTCCAGCTTATTTCATATAAATTTGAATTAAAACTTACTGGACCAACTTGGAATTCACCTATATTAATATTAATTCTACCAGCTGCTGGTAACCAACCATATTGTGCTTGTGTATTTGATGATGTTAATAATTGAATAAATATTGCAATCTCACCAAAGAATATAAACCCAGCTGGGTGAACTAATCTTGTGAATGCATTTTTCCAATCAGCTACATTTCTACCAGTCCTAAGAACATATGAGAATTTTTGATAGTAATAAGAATCCTGTATGTACTTTTTATCTGATAAGAAACCATCATTGTTAGTAAACAAACCTTTAGGATATGTCTTAACTACATCACCATTTGCTAATGCACTTGTAAATGTTAATTTATATCTTGTTGTTGTATCTGAATATACTTCCTCAGTATAATCTGTACCTGGTGTTTTATATACATCATTAACAAATACAACATCATCATCAAAGAACAATGCTTGAGTTGCATCGTTAAGTCCACTAACTACTGTTGGTGTGCCACTAATTGTAATTGTATTCCAAGGAGTATAAGAACCTTGGTTTGCTATTATATCAACTGTTTGGTCATTCCAAGTTCCATCTGATGGATTAAGTAAATCTTTAAATGGAAAATATGTTTCAACCTCGTCATTGTATATAATTCTAAAAAATGATGTGATAGATTCTGGTGTACCTCTACTTCTATAAAATTCAATAAGCCTTTTATAAAATGCCCTTGGGTCTGCAGCAAAATCTCTTGGTACTGCAATACCAATTTCATTTTGGAGTTCTGTAAGTAATGATGCTTCTACATGGTCAATATCTCTTTGGATATCAAGCGAGTTTAAATAGAAGCTTGATTTGTTTGAACGCTCTAAATAAAGAGCATATACTTTTATAAAATCAACTAAGTCAGGATACGCAGTTTGTATATGGCCAGGGATTAAATCATCTACGTATGATGATATATTATATTTGCCAAGGGTTGCCATTAGTTACTCACTGTTGTATAGTCAATACCAGCGTTAGTACCACCAGTAGCCATAGTATCTATCTCTCCTGTTATTGTTGCGGTTGAGGTATTAATAGTTAATAGTTCATTTCTTGTAGGCTTAATATCAGATGAGGCCGGCTTAACAGTTATGTCAATCGTAGTTGCTCCTGTTGGTAATGCAGTTGGTGCAAAGGTATTAATAGTAATTTTTCCAGCACTTTCATCAATTGAACCAACATTAGTACCATATATTGTACCATTGTCTCCCAGTATTTGAATAATTCTAGTAGCGCTTGAAGTATCATAATAGTCTTTAAGCTTACATTCTTGACCACTATAAGTAAAACCGGTTGATTCCAAATAAGAACCAAGAGTTGAAGTAGAACCATCTAAATCTGTAATAGCTTGATTAAATTTAAGTGTATATTGAGTTGCTGTACCAAGCACTGGTGTAATCTTTTTAGTCATTTTAATACGAGTAATATTAGATAAGATAGCAATATTAGTATCGTCAATCTTTTTAAGAACATTTGAGTCTCTATATACTCCACCAAAACTTTTTAGTGTGTCTGTATTGTATGCAATAATTGTATTCCTTATAGATGTTGCAAGACCAGATGCTGTAACTGTAGCAAGGTTAGGATTATATTTAAAGTAAACTGCTAAATCAATGTATGTATATTCAGGGTCAATAAGAACTGGAGTGATACTTACTACATTTTTAGGTTTAAGAATATTATTTTTAATTGTTGCTTTTTGAGTATCAGTTAATTTCTCAGCAGATAATGGTTTAATACTTATATAGACTTTACCATAGTCTGGTACGTCATGACTTTCTCCACCCCATACTGCAACAGCTTCAATATCGCCAAATTCATTTTGGATAATAGCTTTATAATCGTCAGGTGTCACTGCACGGTTTTGAGATACATGAGCAAGAGGAGCATTAAATTTAATAGCTTCTTTAGTTTCTCTTGGTGCACCGCCAGTAGCTTTAGTTACTAATGTGACAGTCTCATCTGAATTACCATTAAGTGAATCAGTCATAATGAATGTAGTAGCACCATTCACATCAGTGGCAGCTGCTATCTTAGCATATTCTACTTTAACTGTATTACCATTTCCTGGTCTCTTACCAATAATGTTATCACCAAACTTAATCTCATAATAACCATCTCTACCTTCCTCTAAAAAGAATACTTCGGATGAACCATCTAAGTTTACTACATTAGTATTTAAAGAATAAACTTTAGATGCACTTGTAGAAGCTGCGTCTATAACAGTAACTTTAACGGATTTGGTATTTACATTAATGTCAGGGATTAAATATGATTCGAATGTATTATTTTGATATGTATAATTTATCTCATTTAATGTACCTTGTTCAATAGACAAATTAGAAAAGTTCCAACCAGAATCAAAGTTTATAGTAGTTGTGGTTGAAGAAAACATTGGGTATGTAACACCATCAATAGTGGTTTGAAATTTAGTACCTCTTTGCATAGTTAATGGTAATGGATTATTATCTGAATCATGGTTCCATAATGGTGTAGCTGTCGTATCATAATTCATCTTAACATTTAAAATAGCAACTGAAGGAGCAATTGACCTTGGTGTATAACCTAATAGCTTAGCATGAGATACTACAGAAGCTCGTAATTGAGCTGTGTCAAGGAATGTTTCATTCAAAGCAAAGTTTGCATTCATTGAATTGATATGTGTTATATAACTTAAT